CTCGTATATAATATGGTTGAGGAGAATCACATATCTTATATACAGAATTGTGATTCATAATTTTCGAATTTCCAGATACTAATTGTAAATTACTTATTGCTTGTCTCATATCTCCTCTTGATATAGTTACAATAGCATCTAATCCACTATCTACATAGTTAACATTTTCTGATTCACATATAATTTTTAATTTATTTTTTAATTGTTCTTTACCTATTTTTTTATATCTGAATATCATACATCTTCCTTGAATTGCTTCAATAATTTTTGAAGATGTATTGCATGTAAATGCAAATCTAGTCGTTTTATAATATTTTTGCATCAATTTGTTTATAAGTTTTTGTGCTTTAGATGTCATATTATCAGCTTCATCTAATATAACAATTTTATGTTTTGCATACTGATCAGAATCAGTTTGGAATGTTTTTTTGCAGAATAATTCAATAGATTCTACTGTTTTAACACCTCTGTGATCTGATGCATTCATCTCTAATACAGCTATTTTTGTATACTTTCCAAGTAATTGTTTAGCCATACATAATAATGTTGTAGTTTTTCCTATACCTGGAACTCCAGTTATTATTATATTATTCATACTTTTGTTAGTTAACATAGTATCTATTTTTTTTCTAGTATAATTGTCTATTATGATACTATCAATTGTTCTAGGTCTATATTTTTCAATCCATAATTCATTGGTCATTTATTATAGATAATTATTATTTAATATATTTTATGTATTTATTTTTTCAATTTTTCTTTTTGCCATTTCAAATATAGTCTCTTCATGAACAAATTCCATACCTAATTTTTTATAATCTATTTCAAATATCTTATCATAATCTAATGGATATTCATAATTATCAATGTTTAGTTTATCTCCATCCTCTAACATATCTTTTTGTAATTCATATATATCATCTCCTAATAGATACCTTGCACATAACTCATGTATATCATCATCTGAATTATCAGAATCTATTATATTTTTTTTCTGTAAATAATCTTTAATACTTACTACATTATCATTAAATGCTTGATAAAAATCAATTGTATATTTATTTTTTTCATAAAATTTTCTACGAGTACTACCCCATCTTGTAAAACTCGATAATTCATCAATTATATCTATAACTAATGGAGGTATATCTCCATTTTTAATAGGTTTTCTTAATATTCTACCGATAGCTTGTTCTATATTTGTCTCTGGTGTTGCAATTATAAGAGTATTTAGAGAAGGTATGTCTAATCCCTCTTTAGCCATTTTAAATGTTGCAAATATTATATTTGCTTCCTCTGATACTTTAAGTTCTCTTTCTTTCATTCCTCCTACATAATAGGCAGTTTTAATATATTTTTTTTTGTCATTATTTAATGATTTATCCATCATGTATTTTAATTTTCTCAAATGATCTCGTCTTGCACTTAATACAAGTATTTTTCTGTCATGTTTGATAGAATTTAATATATTTATTATAAATTGATTTCTTCCAATATTTTTATGCATATCAGTTATCATAGTTTGAGTATTTGGTCGCATATTACCTTTTATCCATCTTTTTTTTTCCCTAAATAATTTATCATTAGATGTGTAATTAAATATTTTAACAATAACTTTATTATCTCCTTTTCTTGTTAATTTATACATAATAGGACCTAAATACCACAACATGACTTTTGTCAAACCATCAGATCTTGTAGGTGTTGCAGATAATCCTATCGTATACATAGATCCAACTTTTTGTAATGATCTAGAAAATACTTTAGCAGCAACATGATGTGCTTCATCATATATTACACAACCAAAATCCATAAATATTGATAAATCATAATCCTTTAAAGATACACTTTGCAACATAGCAACTACTATATCTTTGTTTTCTATATCAACAATATCTTGTCTAATTAAACCTATCTTTGCATCTGTAAATTGCTTTATACGTTCATACCATTGATTTTGTAAAAATGTTTTATGCACAACAACAAGTGTTTTTACTTTTAGTTGAGCAGCTAAATATAATGATATAGTAGTCTTTCCAAAACCACATGGGATTGATATAATACCTCCACCGGTACTTTTGATTGTATTGATACATGAACTTACTATAGGAATTTGGTTTTCTCTTAGATTACCTGTAAAATTTATATCTACTTTTTCTGGATTACAAAGTGTATTCTTAAGTGGAGAACCAAACTTTTCTGTTCCATAATATCTGGGAACACATATATATTTATCGTTTTCAATATATAATTTAAAACTTTCTGGATTAGGATTATAATCTAAATTTACTCTGGGTTTTACTGTTAAATCCTTTTTAATTTTTTTTAGTGTATTATCATCTATCATATTTTTTGATATAATATAGCCTCGTTTACATAAAAGTTTATTATAATATTTATCAGCCATATTATTTATTTAAAATATATTAATATATTTTAATATATAATTTTACCGTTATATAGAAAAAATACAAAATTTTATGTATTTAATATATATATAAACATATGAACGTGTTCAACAACATTGCAAGTAACTTTGATAGTACAGTTAATAGTGGCATGAATATAATTGATAACAATCAATACTTATCTGTAGCACTAGGATTATTTTTAATATTATATGCAGGATTAGCAGCACCAAAATTACCAGAAACCATCGCAAAATTATTTGATAATGTTTTATTTAAATTTGTTATATTATTTTTGGTAGCATATGGAGCTAAAAAGAATCCAACTGTTGCTATTATTGCTGTTGTTGCTTTATTAGTATCTATTCAAGCAGCTAACAGAATAAAATTTAATAAAATTTTAATGAGTATTATGGGAAGAGAAGGTATGACTGAAGTAGCACCAGAAGAAATTGTCGCTGTTGAAGATGAAGCTAGTGGAGGTAGCCCTGGATGTGCACATACCGGACAATTTAGAAATTCATTTTATCCACAATATGTTAACATGAAACCAGATGCATACTTGGCAAGATATACAGGTAATAGTGTTGCTGGATTTGATCCAAGTGCTAACTATGCATAAATATATTTATTTATTATATAATACTGATGAATAATTATACAGATATATTTTTCATCATAATATTTATAGTTGTAATAGTAATACTTTTACTATTTGGTATAATAAAATTAATTGATAATAGAATAAGCAAAGTATCAATTAATATTCCTCAAGCAAAACCTAAAGTAATACTTAATGTTAATGAAACAAAGGAAGGATTTATCGTTGCTGATGCCCAAGATATTCATAATTATGATGAAATTAAGGAACGAACTCTTAAAGAAAAAAATAATTTCAATGAAGAGATGATGAAAAATCCGACTACTAATAAAATAGTCGATTATGATAAGTATAAGGAAGATGATGATTTTTATATCGGACTAACATACAATTCTGATTATCCAAAAAAATTTAGAAAAGAAAAAGAAGCAAAGAAATTTATATTACAACATGATTTTGGTTGGGAACCACCTGTTAATTATGTAGGATGCTCAAATAGTTCTATTGCTGAAAGGTATAAGACTGGAGATAAACAATTAATACCATATAAAGTTGCATGTGGTCATCCAAATAAAATAACTGCTGAAAATTATTACTTAACACATTATAGAGCAAAATCTGTCCCTATGGATAATCATATGGTTAAGGGGTTTAATTATGATCTTTATGCCACATATCCAACACCACAACAGACAAAAAATATGCGAATTTTATCACAAAATACAAAAGGATTACCATTAAAAGAAACACAAGTTAAAAATATACCTATGGCACATAATTATGCATTTCATAATACACCAGCAATGATGATGCCATAATTATAATGTATCAGTGTCATAATTACATATACTATATATATATAATTATGGATTTAAAAGATAAAAAATTATTTAATAAGCATTGTAGCAGATATGGAAAATATTTACCACCAGTTCTTCCTGCTGTTGATAGAATTATTGTTATAGGAGATATACATGGTGATATAAATGTACTTATAACTTGCTTAACAATTAGTAATCTTATAAAACCATTGTCATCTATATCTGAGGGTTATATTAATGTGCTTAAAAATATTAAATGGATAGGAGGTAAAACTGTAGTTGTACAAGTAGGAGATCAAATAGATAGTTGTAGGCCAAAACATACTAAATGTGATGATCCAAATACAACAAAAAATGATGAACCTAATGATATATTAATACTAAAATTATTTACAGAATTACATAAACAAGCTGTAAAATCTGGCGGCGCTGTTTATTCATTATTAGGTAATCATGAAATAATGAATGTTATGGGGCAATTTAATTATGTATCATATGAAAATTTAGTAAGTTTTTCTGATTATAAAGACACAAAAATTAATTTTGAAAAAATGTATCCAAAATTAAGTCTAGTTGCCAGAGGAAAGTTAGCACGCCAACACGCATTTAAGGAAGGAAATAAATATGCATCATTCTTAGGATGTACAAGATATCCCGCAATAATTATAGGAGATTTTATGTTTGTTCATGCCGGAATAACTCCAAACTTTATGAAGAAAACAGGTATTACAAAAAGAGAAGATCTAGTATCACTAAATTATCATGTTAGAAAATGGCTATTGGGTCTAATTAATAAAGATACTATAACTGATATAGTTGATAGTCACGAATATTCATTATTTTGGACCAGAGTACTTGGAAATATACCATCAGAAACAAATCCAAATTTTTGTACAGATCAATTAGAATATGTACTTAATGCATTTCGTATAGGACATATAGTTGTTGGGCATACACCTCAATTCTATATTAATAAAGATGGTATAAATACTACATGTAATGAAAAGATAATAAGGGTTGATTTCGGTGGATCTAATATGGCGTTTAATGGTTTTGGTGCAGATAATGATGAAAATAGAGAACCACAAGTGTTAGAAATACTAAATAATACAGAACTAAATATTATAAAATAAAATAATATTTTATCATCATTTATTATATAGTTAAATATGGAACTAAACTGTGATACATATCCAAATGTGTTTAGATACGATAATCCTCCAAATATGACCGGAATTAGAAATTTACAGCAAGCTGAACCTCATCATACAATTCATACAAATTGCCTTGGTGCTCCATTAACAAATATAAATTATTTAGATCAACAGATGGGAAATGCTAGAATATCCAGTGCAAGTACTGGACTTGTGCATAATAACATAACTGAAGGATTCTCTAATATAAATATTACACAATCAGCAAAAAGATTATTGTTGGCTACTTCTATAGCTATTGTTATGTATTATCTTTACATAACATATTTTGAATAAAATATAATATACCATAAAACATATCAGCTAAATATATGTTTTATAGCGTTATAATTATTTTTTTGATTTTCTTGGCTTTCTGTTTTTCTTCTTTTCTGCTAAATCTTTTCTAGCAGTTGCAAACATACCATCAACTTTTGATTTATTGCTACTAAAATCACCTTTTAAATTTTCAAATGCTTTTTTATATTTTTCATCTGAAGGTAAACTTTGGTCTAATTTATCAGCATATTTTTTAAGAACCATACCTGCAACTGGACCTTTATTTCCTGTTAATTCTCCTACTTTAACTGCATATGTAATGAATGCACTTAATGTACCTCTTTTCATTTTTCTTGATCTTCTTTTACCTTTTGATTTACTTTTTGATTTTCTTTTTGATTTTCTTTTTGATTTACTTTTAGATTTACCTTTAGACTTTCTTTTTGATTTACTTTTTGATTTACTTTTAGATTTTCTTTTTGATTTACCTTTAGACTTTCTTTTAGAATTTCTTCTAGATGATCTTTTTGTGGTTTGTTTTTTGCTACTTCTTTTTCCAGTAGATTTTTTTGCAGATCTTCTTTTTTTCTTGCCACCAGTTTGTGATTTTGATGTTCTATATGATATCCCTTTGTTTACCATTGATATTATATAATTACTAACAGAAAATAAAAAAAAATTGATTTAAATTAGTATTATTAATATTATCAATAGTATAAAAAACATATGGGAGTCCCTGGATTTTTTAAATGGTTATTGAAGCATTATAAACATAATAAGGATATTATTATAAATTCCATAAATAATAAAGTTGATATATTATACCTTGATGCAAATTGTCTATTTCACCCACAATGCTTCAAAGTTCTCGATAAAACTATTGAATTAGGTATGACAGATGTTAACAAAATAGAAGATATTATGATGCAGAGAATTGTAAATTATATTGATTATTTAATATCTATTACATCCCCTAATAAAGTATATATTGCTGTAGATGGAGTAGCACCAATGGCTAAAATGAGCCAACAACGAGAGAGAAGGTTCAAGTCAGCACATGATAAATTAGTATATAATGATATTAAAAAAAGATACAACAGAGAATCACATAATATATGGACAAATACTGTAATAACTCCCGGAACTGAATTTATGGAAAAATTACATGAAACTTTAATAAAATATGTCAATAGCATTAATATTGATGTTATATATTCATCATATCATACAGTAGGGGAAGGAGAACATAAAATATTGCAACATATTAAAAATAATTACAAAAAATGTAATACAAATAATGATGTTATAGTTATATATGGTTTAGATGCAGATCTTATATTTTTATCTCTTGCTTCCGGTGTTGATAATATATATCTTCTTAGAGAAGATTGTCATTTTAATAAGAAAAAGAAAGATAATATGATATTTGACTTAGATGATGTAATTAACGAGGTTACAGAAGAATTAACATATGTATGTATTGACGAAATGAAAATATGTGTAAATTCAACTATTATAGGATTAATTGAGGACTATAAAAATTGTATATATACATCAGATAAGGATTTTATCAATGATTTTATATTTTTATGTTATTTATTGGGCAATGATTTTCTTCCACATATACCATCAATTGATATAAATATAGGAGGGTTAGATAAATTGTTAAACGTTTATGTGCAAATATTCTGTAATAATAATACATATGATCTTATTGTAAGGGAAGAAGAAAATGTTCAGATAAATTATAAATTTTTATTTGAAATTATCGGGCAATTAGCAAATTGTGAAACTTTTTATTTTAGGAAGGTTTTGACTAAACATGTAAAATATATTAGATCAGTAAAACATGTAAAATCAGATAATTATGAAAATGCAATATTTAATTTGGAACATTTAAATAATATGTCTATAGAAGATCCTATACGACTTGGAGAAGGAAATTCTTTCTTATGGAAATATAGGTATTATGAACACTATCTAAATGCTAAATATAATCAAACTGATATGATTAATGATATGTGTTATGAATATATCAGAGGGTTAAAATGGGTAACAGAATACTATTTTAATAGATGTATATGTTGGGAATGGGCATATCCATATTCACATTCTCCATTTATATCTGATATATATGAGTATACTAACAAAAGTGATAATAATATAAATGCAATATCATTTGATAATAAAGGGCCATTATCTCCTTTAATACAATTATTAGCAGTATTACCACCTAATTGTTGTGATATATTGCCAAAATCATACCGATATCTAACTACATCTATAAATTCTCCTATTATAGATATGTTTCCTGAAAAAATAAAGATAGATATGATAAATAAAGATATGTATTGGAAATGTATCCCAATAATTCCACATATCGATATAGACAGAATAAAGAATAGTATAAAGTATATAAATCTACAAAAAGACGAAAGGAAGCGTAATTACTTATCAGAACCATATAGGAATAAAATAGAGTCTTATTAAATTTTATTAATTTATAAAAATCTATAAATTAACAATATAAATTTATAGGTTATGGATTAGAAATTATATTACAAGTAAATTTATTTATATGTAACGCAGATTATAAATAAAAAATATTTAATTTATATAATATAATGGAATTAAGTAAAAATAGTAATAATATCAGCCTACATTCATTAACTTCTAATAAAGAAAAAAGAAAAGATTCTGTTCCTTTCAGAATAGAATTCATTAAAACATTATTAGAAGGGAAAAGATTACAACCAATGGTTAATTTTGATAGTACAGATACGGAAAATTTTGTGTCTGTAAATAAATATAATTCATTTGATGGATCTGGAGATTCGAAAAGTAATGATACAAGATATGTATTAAATAAAAAACTATTAAACTTCAATAAGATAATTAATCAGATCGGAGGTAATTTAATATATATTAAAAGTGGTACAACAGGACATACTTTTAAAGGTATATTACCTATAGAGAATGGTGAAAAAATAAGTTATGCTGTAAAAGTAGTTGCATATCCTAGAAGAAGAGAACAATATGGGGAAATGAATGCATTACAACGACCAGAAAATGCAGAATTGGTCATGATAAAACTCCTAAGTTATTTTGTTGTTAAAAAACAAACTCCACATATAGTATTACCTATTGGTACATTTAATACGAGTATTAAACCTTTTGTTGATTTAATAAAAACAAATATAGTTGAAGAAAATAATAAAAAATATAAAGAATTTGTGGAAAGATATGATAAAGGGCAATACCATAGACATGTATCAATATTAATTAGTGAATGGGCAAATAAAGGTGATTTATTGGACTTTATAAAGACTAATTATAAACAATTTAAATTGAAGCATTGGAAAGTGATATTTTTCCAGTTATTATCAGTATTAGCTGTTATCCATAAGAAGTTTCCTAGTTTCCGTCATAATGATCTGAAAGCAAATAATATATTAGTACATAAAATTAGTCCTAGAAAAGTATTATTTTCTTATGTAATTAATGGGAAGAAATATTATACTCCTAATATAGGTTATCATATAAAAATATGGGATTTTGATTTTGCATGTATACCTGGTATAGTGGATAATGCGAAAGTAAGTGCTAAATGGACTGATGAAATAAATGTATCTCCGGAACAAAATAGGTATTATGATATGCATTATTTCTTTAATACATTGATAAAAAAAGGTTTCTTTCCTGAATTTATGAGTAATCAAACTCCTATAGAAGCCAGAGAATTTGTTAACAGAATAGTTCCTCCTAAATATCAATATGGAGAATGTGTTCATGAAAGAGGAAGAATTCTTGTTAAATCAGAGTACTTAACTCCAGATGAAGTACTTAAAAAAGATCCCTTCTTTGAAGAATTTAGAAGTAAAAAAATTAACAAAAAAATATATACAAATCATAAAAAAGAATTTGATAAATTAATAGAGAAAGATTTTAAATATATATCAGCAGAACCTAAACGTACAAAAACTAGTCGTAGATATAAATTATCTGAATCATAATAGCCTTCTCTGTATATCATAAATATCACCACTATTAAATTCCACATTAGAGTTATGAAATTCGTATTTAATAGCTTTGTATGGTGTATTTTTTTCATTTATTTTTGATAAAATGTCTTTATATTCAGTATCTGAATCATAAAAATATATAAAAATTGAATTACTAATACCTTCTGGTAGTTTTTTTATTAATTGATTAATATCTATAAAATATTTATTATAATTTTTATAGTACATAAGTAGATTATTTATAATTGCAAATATTAGCATAATTACTAAAACTATTATAATGTAATTTTTATTCATTTTATTTAAATATATATATATTTATTGTGATAATTTTAATCATCATGCATAAATTTCATATATTATAACTATTTCTATGAAAATAATTTCTGTTCTCATTTTATAATAAAATAGATGAACTCTAATACATCACCATTATCAACAAATTATTATAATATAAGAGATTATGGGAATGAAGATAGTTCAGTAAATTATGATTTATCTGTATCCGATTCTCCAATATCTGTTAATAAAAAATATGTAAATAGTTCAAAAAAATTAAATAAGAAATATACAACTGGTTATAGGGAATTTCCTAATATTAAATCACATAATACTATCAGTGAATATACATATACTGAAACACCAGATAATAAAGACGAAGGATTATCTACATCAGATATAGAACAAACCGAGAATTATAAAATTGATGATTATAGTTATGGTATACCAGATGTATTACCAAATGAAACAATCGCCTCAGATGATGAATATAGTAAAAATAATGAAAAAACAAAAAATGCTTTTTATTCCTTATTTGGAGAAACTAAAAAAGCACATAATAATAACAAATATAAAGGACATACTGTAAATCCAGAGGGAGGTATACAAGGACAGATAATTAATAATTTACCTGATGGTTTTAATGGAAGATTACCAGATCATTTACAAGATAAAATGCAAATGCCATTAAATATGCCTCAAAATATGCCTCAAAATATGCCTCAAAATATGGGATACTCAATGCCACCAGAAATGGCTCGTATGGCTATGGGTAACCAAAATATGGGATATTCAATGACATCAGAAATGGCTCCTATGTCAATAGGAAGCCAAAATATGGGATATTCAATGACATCAGAAATGGCTCCTATGTCAATAGGGAACCAAAATATGGGATATTCAATGACATCAGAAATGGCTCCTATGTCAATAGGGAACCAAAATATGGCACCTACATTGCAAGATGGTATTTTAAATAATTCACAATCTATTCAATCTGTAATGCCACCACAAAACAGTATGAGTATGAATACAAATATGAATGGTTTAAATGATCACGCATCATTATTTCCACAAAATATGATGATGAACAAAAATACTCAAATGAATATGAACAGTATAGGATCTGCAAGTATTGGTATGGCTAACCCATATCAACAAGGCGGATCAAAAAAAAAATTTTTTTTTTCAAAGGGGGAGGAGCTAAGATAATACCTATGTTTAATGAACCAAAAAATTCTCCTTTTGTGTCAAATATTCAGAGAGGAGAAATAAGGAATAAAATGATAGAAAAAAACAGAGCTCAAGAAAGAATGAACAATAAGGCAAATAGTGGTAATAAACCAGTTTATGCCGCAAATATGCAAAAACCTATAGTTGATTTACAAGTATATCCAATGGAACAACAAAAACCCAAAAGAAGATTTAATTCAGTTGATCCAGCGCCATTCAGACCAGTTCAATTACAACCACCATATTATTATCCACCACAATGGGAAAATAATTATTTAGTCCCAAATCAAGTCCCTATTGTAAAAAATTATAATATAGAAGTACATGGACCAATGACAGATCATGCTAAAGTTAGCGCAATATATGAAGATATATTACCAAAAAAATATTTTCAAAATACAAGTAATACTTTAGGTGAAAGATTAAATTTATATCAATTCGCAAGGTCCATTTTTTTAAAACAAGGAGATGGTGAAGATATAAAATTACATGGAGGTGGATCAGATAGTTTATTAAGACAACTAAAATTCATTGAACTAAACCCATATAATACAAATCAATTGTCTGATAATCCATACAAAGGGTTACCAGATAATATGTTAATTTATAGATCGTGTTATCCTATAAGATATAATAAAATAGGTAATAATACAACATGTGCCAAAAATTCAGTTGGTATGAATATAAGAATATATGGATTGACAGTAGGAGAATATAGTGTAAATAATAATAAAAAAGGATCTCATTATGATTATGATATTTGGAGAGAAATAATGTATTATGAATATGTCAGAGAAGAGATAATTAAAAAGAAAATATCACCAAATTTCATAACTATGTATGCATATTTTATTAACAGAAATTGTAATATAGACTTTAAGAAGTTAGCACAACTTAAAAATAAACCATCTAATAATGATTTTGCATATAATATTAAAGCACAAAAAGGAGGATATATTCATCCAAATGATTTTAATAAATTGGGATATATGGTTAATAAACCCCCACCTATAGCTTACTATGATCTTAATAAAAATGCAAATAAACTAAAAATAAATAATACAGATATTAATTCATATAGTGGACATGCTTTAGTCGCTTTAACTGAAGCACCAACATATAACTTATTTAGTTGGGCATCAAAAACATACACTGTAAATGGTAATGTGAGAACTATGATAAATCCAGGATATCATGATCCTGATATATGGAAATCTGTATTATTTCAAATAATATCTGCATTATATGTTATGCAAATTAAAAATATTGCATTTACTAACTTTAGTGTAGCAGATTTTGTATATATCAAAGATACCAATGTAAAAGATAATATTACCAATTTTTGGAAATATATTATAAATGGTATCGAATATTTTGTTCCTAATTTTGGATATCTCGTTTTAATTGATAGTAATTTTAAAGATATAGATAAATCAGGATATACTTTATCTGCATATCAACAGATAAATCCAAAAAAATCTCCTTTTAATTATAAAGTTAATATTGGGATATTTGGAAATGTAAATAATTCTGATATACAAAAAATGACATTCGATAATTTTAAAGAAACTATTAATCCCAGTATATATTCAAAATCATTTACAGATGCTGGGGGAATTAAACCTCCTGAAGAAATATTACAATTACTTAATCAAATGTATAATGAAGCTTCTTCTGATAATACATATGATATTGGCAGATATATTGCCAAATATATGGACTTTTTCTTTCATAATAGAATAGGAACTCATTTAAGAAAGGATGAGGTTAAGAATATTCTAAATGATAGAGCATTTGATATACACAATGGTATGTTATTGGTTCACGAATATATGGCCAACACATATAAATTTGTATTAGCAATAGGTAGTGACCCTACTAGCAATACAGTTGAAATATTTACAAGAGATAATAATAAAAAACCACAAATGATACCAAGTATTCCAAGGACAAGTTTATATATGTATTCTCCAAGTATGCCTATATCTCAGGATTATGTATCTGCAAAATATAAATTAAATGAAGAAAATTTGTTAGAAACTTATGTTATTGATAACAATTAGTGATTAATTGATCAACGGTAAATTTGTAAATATAAATTGTTTTATTTACAAATATTATTTTTCTATTTTTGTGTATAATAAATAATAATTAGCATAATAATCAGCAAATTTTTGTACATATCTTCTAACTTCTTGATTATTTTCTATATAATCACGATTAATTATCCTGAATATAAGTTGATTCATTAATACTATTCTTCTTATAGCTAATAATTTTGCAAATTTTTCTATTCTTCTAATAATAGTACTATTAATACTTGTAAATGATATAATATTATCATAATTTTCATAATATTCTATTAACTCCTTAAATATAATATCAAAATTATTAGGCCTTTTGAAATTTTTGTATATTATGTATACTTCACCAGAACCAGATTTTGTAGTTAATGCTCTTACAATATCAACTGATTCAAAAAAATATGAACCAATATACAACATTTCTATAGCTTTATAAGTATGGAATGAGAATAATTTTGATATATAATAAGTACCATCACTTGCAATATTTATTGCACATAATAATGCTCCCATAAAGATTTTCTGAAGGTTAGTCTCTTGATTCTCAAATTCTGCAGAGCAATCTAAGCCACAATCAGATGTTATCAATTCAAATTTCTCTTTTCTATAAGTATCACCATAATATATAATATTGTCGCTATGTGTTATATCTCCAGTATCATCATAACCATAATCTAAACTTGAACTAGTTCCTAATTTATCCTCTACCTTAAATATCTTCTTATCTGTTGATGGCTTTAATGACTGAAATATATATTTATGAGCCTTATCTGGAAAATTTTTATCTATGTAATCTCTTGTTGCATATATAAATGCACCTGGATGTTCACATATATGGAATGTTTTAATAGTATCACTTTTATTGTCCAAAAATATATTATATGATGCCAATAATTCATATAATTTTGTCCATGCATTAGTAATATATGAATCTGGAAAATTCGGTTTTATCCTGTCTCTGATTTCATAATCAAATAACCTCCTGACCTTCTGATTTTGTGTAATATTCTTAATTTGAGGTTTGTATTTATTATATTCTCTTATCTTGTTATTTATTAAAGTTGTTATACTATTTAACTTGTTATTGTTAAAAATATATGATTTATTATTGTCTATTTTTATATCATCATCCTTTGTAACTAAATTCATTATTATAGGTCTTGGATAAGTTGGATATATGTTTGTAGCCTCATAAGCTATTAAAAAATCTTCTACAGATTCTGTTGAAAATTTTTTTTCATAAATGTGTTTCGATTTTTCATATTTATTTTCAATATAATCACTATAATATTTGGAATTATCTTCCATTATATATATAATGGAAGCAAATAATTTTATAGAAGAGATTTCTAAAATCTATGAAATTAACACAAATATTGATGAAATGTTTTTTGAAGATAAATATTTAGATAAATTCAGTAATCCATACCTTACATTACATCTTAAAAATACAAATGTAAAATATTCTTATAAATACATTACACAATCAGGTGGTAATTATGATAATGTTAAAAGTTATATTGACAGCATTAAAAAAATTAGAGAAATATTGAAAAATACAAGTATTCCAATATCAGATATATATTACAAATATTATGGCATACTATACAAAAAATTTTATGATGATATTGCAAAAATGTATAATGTATCTTTTGATGATAATATATATGTATATTCAGTAAAAGTACCATATGCTATTAAAAAAATATTCTCCTCAAAAAAAATATTGCTTAATAAAAATATAACATCAAGCAATATATCAATGTTAGTGTTAGATGCTCCTGATGATATATCAAAAAAATATATAGATGAATATATTTTTATTATTTTGTCATGTATAAATCATATTAAACACGGAAATGATGTAGTTATTACTATGTTTTTATCTCCATGGATAGATAGGATGTCCTCATTATATATGATATTATTAAACACTTTTCAAAATGTACACATAATATTTCCAACTTTTATAAATAAACAAAAAAATGTTGTATACTTTATCCTTAAAAATAAAATAAATAATGTTAAACTACCTGAAAAAAAATTTAGTAGTATTACCATAGACAATAATCATAAACAGATTCAAGATCAATTGGAAAGATTTTCTATTAGAATATTTTGCCATTTAGTCTTCCAGTATAAACTAAATGTAAATCTACATATACTAAGGTTAAATAATGATATAAAATATCATATTATAAAAAATAAAGTTTTATCAAAAATCTTGGATTAATGTATGCCTATACATTTTTTTCATAAAATCTTTGAATTTTTGGTCAATATTAATATTTAGACTATTCCGTATACGAATTTCTATATATATATCCGTATGTGAATAATCATAATGTTTTGCATAATCCCACATTATATATCTAACATTTGATGATATTAAATACCTACCAAAAACTTCTTTACTTAATGTATTATGTTTTAGCATTTGAATATGGAGAATATTGTAGTCGCTACTATTTGGATAATGAAGGAATGTAAATATAGGATCCTTAAACTTTTTATCTTGATTTTTATACAATTTTTTTGTAAATCTGTATATTAATTTATCTATTTCATCCTTGTAATCGTTTGTCAAATGTCTAATATTATAAATAAAATTATTAGACCTATATAAATCATAAAAATTAGTACATGCTTCTAAAATATATTTATAATCTGTATTGGTTCTGATATATTTATATGTTGATATATAATCATCTTTTTGTTCAGAATTAATCTTTTCCAACAGATTCATGAAAACATCAAAATTTGTAATTTTGAGGTCTTTAGGACAATACCATAGAACATAATAATCATCTGCTTCTTTTGCTTCTGATTTTCTAGTAACCACAAAATTATCACTAGAATCATATACACCATTTATAAATTGTTTCAAAAATTTATTATTTCTTAATAAATCTTCTAATTCTTTTGTGTTATCATTGTGTTTTATCATATTAAAATATATTAGTGATATTACGAGAGTATTATCAATCATTCCACTTTTTATTTTTGGCAATACACTATTATAATAAACATTACTCCTTTCTAAAAAGAATTTTGTAATTAATGGTTTGTAATCAGATAATAAAGTGACAGTCATTTCAACATATGATGGTAATTTTGCTATATAATATTCATATGATACATCATCTGTATTGTAGGAGTATATATGCTCATTATTTGTTATTGATAGCAATTTATCTACATAGTTATTATAAATACTATCATACTCTGTTAAAACATCATATGTTATAGATTTTATAGTTATGTGGTAGTATTTATTATTATATTTAATAACTATAAAGTCCTTACAATATACTAAAGTGTCCCATTCTGTTTCTGCATAATAAGAAACTATATCATTTTCTGATACATTAGAAAATAAATTATCACCATCATATACATTTAACATATCAAAATCAACCTTCTTAGCTAATACATAACTTTTTTTCTTCTTTTTAATATAACATTTATTAGTTGTATTGTTATATTGACAATTATTATTATTTATACAATCATTTTTTTGGAGTGATTTGCAGATATACTGTTTTTTAAGTATATCTTTACTATTATCATTAAATGTTTCACATAATCCAGATTGGTTATTCCAAAAACATTTATTAGTTTTGCATTCATTAAAAGTTGTATATCTGGCACATTTATCAGATAGATCATATTGAGGATTTACATTTTTACAAAAAATATCTGTATTATTGTCTGTAATACCAAATCTCCTATAATATACTATATCATGCACGCTATTGCCATTTTTAAGAAGGTGGATAATATCATCCAATTTAACTAATTTATATTTTTGCACAAAACTGAAGTATTGGTGGTCTGTATAATTGTTAAACAAACCAAATTCAATAGTTATAAAATTGTACTTTGTGTCACTATTTATATATATATTAAGTTTGTTTGTATCTAGTTGAGTATTATTATCAAAATTAAATATATTTTTGTAAAATTTAATGATAGTATGTTTTATGTCTTCTAGAAGTAATGTATTAATATCATAAATTGATCTTATGTTCTCATTTTTAATAAATAAGATAAAATAGATACTGTATAATTTGTTATAAATATTACTGATATCTGAATTATCGGTAAAAGATATTAAATCTTCTTTAGATATAGGATATTTTAACATATCTGGAAGTATAACATATTTATTGTCTTCATAATAAAATAGATTTCCATTTATCTTATCTAAATATCCCTTTTCAGGAGAATTACCATTTATTATACTTGTATAATATTGTGGTAATGTATCTTGTTTACTTAAACTGTTATATTTTTCCGATGTTACTGGACATATGTAATTATTATGTGTACCATTCAGCAAATATTTGACTTCATTGTAACCAGAATTACTATGCCACTTAATATTTCTAATATATGTTTTTGTATGTGGGATAAATCCATAATATACCGATTTTTTATCATTTATCTTATTGTAGTGACTTATCTGCACATTTTTAATAGACTGTAATATATTATCACGAAAATAATCCCTTGCATCTAATATCTGTTTATTATCATAGGAATAAAATATACCTCGGCATGATTTTATATATTTTATTGTTAAAGAGTCCATTATATTATCCCTTGATAGTATAATTTATATTAGTATAATATATAAATGAATAAGAAAGTTATCATAATATTAATTATATTAATAATATTTTGTTGCTCATGTATCTGTTTATCTGGTGTATTTGGTATTGTTGCATTTTCATCAGATGCACAACCTGTATCTGATACACATACCAATACAGGTACTGTTGATATAATCACAGATAATCCAACAGGTACAGGGACAGGGTCAGGAACAGGAACAGGGTCAGGAACAGGGTCAGGAACAGGGTCAGGTACAGGGACAGGGTCAGGAAATAAGGATGATGTAGTATATAACAATCCAACACCACCAGTACAATCCGATCCTAAACCCTCAGAACCAAAACAGGATTCTACACCAGTAGAACAAAAAGTTATAGTTTATGATAAGGATAATTATGAAGTAGAATTAGGTAGATACAGTATAGGAGAATATAATTTTGATGATAAAGTTAAAAATGATATATCATCAATAAAAGTTCCATCAGGACTAAATGTTGCATTATATGATCATGCTGATTTCAAAACAGAATTAGGAACATATAATAAAGATATATCATCGCTACCGAATGGAGTTAGAAATGATGCTGCTTCAATGAAAGTATATTAAATAAAAACATAAATTTTTAATATATCTGATAATTATAGATATGAATTATCAGAATTATGCATCATATAGTAATAAACCAGCATATTATGGTAAACTAGACCATGCATATTATGATAGGGGACAAGGTATACCAAAGATGGATGAAAATAATATAACAGTACAAGATTTTTACAGGACTCCATTTTTATTTTTACAGGAACATAGAAAAAATTATAATAATATGGGAGTTACAGCTATGAAAGGTATACAGATAAATAGTGAATTAAGTAAATTATTTTTTTCTGATAGAAACATTAAAAGAATCCAAAAAATGATAAGAAAGGAGGTATATAGAAGAACAAATGGAGAATTTAGACTTGATGTGGATCAAGAATTAAGAGATTTATTTATAGCGATGAGAGCAGTATATATGGAACATGCGAGATTTTTGCCGAATCAGATAGTAAGACAAGTTAAAAGATTAAATTTAAAAGTTATTGATGAAATTGTTCCTGGGATGATTACAGAAATAAAACAAGAATATGGATATCTTAAAGAAATAAATAAACCTTTAACAATGATACCATTACCACTTAATGCAAATAATGCAGGAAGAAGGACACTTCCTAGTGTTACTACTGTCCTTGGTATGGATTAATAATTTTTAGCCATTATTATTAACGGTTAAAAATTGTATTATTTAATAAAATTAATTATTTAATAAAATTAATTATTTAATAAAATTAATTATTTAATAAAAGTTGATATATGGAGCGCTTGCATGTTGGCCAGAGAATTTATCTTTGACATATATAAATACACAACCACGAGTAGATGCCATTGATGTGAAATCATCATCAGTTCCATAACTAGGTCCAACATCAATACGTGTAATAGGATTATTATTAACATATTCATTATCATGAACAAACATTTCTAATGCACCTTGTGGATCATATCTAATAGCTGTTTCATTTAATCCAGTAAGATCAGATCCTCTTGGAATATATACTAACGCAGATGAACCAACAATTAAGTTATTATTTTGTTGAGAGTGTTCAATAGCAACAACAGATCTTAAAATATAAGTTTCATTATATATTTGCATATATTTATCGAAATTAATAGGAGCATCATTCATAGTTTCCCATCCAGAAACAGTCATAGGAAGTGATGTAAAGTTATATGGGCTACTGTATTTACTTAAATGAATTTGTTGAAATCTTCTATTAACATAAAAGAATAATACATCTCTGCTATGAATAATATTTTGTGATTTAGGAACAATCATGTTATTTTCAACATACCATTGTGGTTGAGATAATGAATCATTTAAATGTAAATCTGTTGGTTGGTTATTGATATTTACTGGTAAACGATATGTAATCATAGGGACAGTTGTAACATCGGTAATTCCTGCTTGTGCTAATGGATCAACATTAACACCATATCCACCTGCTGCTCCTACATTAAACATACCAAACATTCTACTGGTTGAGACGATTGTTGGTCTAATTGCAAATGCAGCTAATAAACGTCTTAAAATGGTACCTTCATCTCTAATATATGTAAGATCTGGTGAATCATAAATATTATTTCTACAATTTTCAATAGCTGATAAAAAGTCAACTAATTTATCATTATAATATCTACCTTGACGAAGATTTAATACAGCATCCCATAATTTTGTTTGTAATACAAATCTATTATATAAATCTTTAATAGGTGTGCTTGTATGACATACAGTTTCATTTGGATCTGTAATTAAATCCCAGTATAATTCATAATCTGGTTTTGTGTTAATAGGTTTATTTTCCATTTTACATTTAACAATATATCCAAGATTAGCCATCAACATGTGTTCATCTAAATAATCTACTTTAATTAAAAATAAAGCAGCAATGACTGGATGAACATAAGAATAAATATTTTGACGATGTTGTCTAAAATCAGCTGAACCGTGTAATGCTTCTGGTGCACAATCTCTATATGCTAAACATTGGCGGACAATTTGAGCATGTAATGGTTTAGTTTGACCATATAATTTTATGATTTCATTAACAATACTTATTTCTTCATTTTTAACATTTAATTTTGATTGTGTATGGAAAGCAGCATGTGTGCTAATACCTAATGTTTTTGCCATAGGTGTTGTAGGGAATGAATCAGAATAAGTTTTATCTGTTAATGATAAATTAACAAACATTTGAAATTCACTATCTGATAATTTAAATTTCTTTTGGTATTTTTTTGCTTTCTTCAATAATTGTTGAAATGTCAAGTTTTGTGGAGCATACTTGTCATAAATAACTTGCTTAAATTTTCTTGCTTTAATTTTAATTTTTTCCAAACGATCTCTGGTTTCGTTCATTAAAGCATCAACAACATCTTCTTTTTTATGTTTTAATAAATCTTGACGAATGGTATATTCTGCATCACCATTTTGGATACGTCTAATAATGCTTTCAATTTCTTTTCTATTTCCACTTTGAGTAGTATTCCTTTGATAATTTAAGTCAGACATTCTAAACTATATATTATTATAATATATATTATTTTGTGGAAAATTGCACAAAAAATAATTTTATTTAATATTATTTTTTTCTTCCTTTTCTCTAATTTTTCTATATTTCTTAAATAATTTTAAAGGATCTCTATCTTCACCATTTGTCTTATATATTTTATCTATTTTATCTATCTTTAATAATGCCTCAACATCATCAAATGTCATATTATTTTCTATTATTATATTTTGCAACTCATTATAATTAGAATTTAGTATTAACTCTTTTACTATTTTATTCATATATATATAATCATCAATAGTTGAATCTGGAAAACAACATTTTATAATACATATATTTTTTTTATTAATATTTTTTATTGATGTCTTATTTAAATCTTTTGAATATACAAGTGATATATCATTAGAATTATTTGTGGATCTTTTTGTTTCTAATGTATATGAGGGTACTGTACATGTGTAAAATCCTTGAACTTCTTGTAAATTCCAATATTGATGACTATATATATAATTCTCAATTACATCACCATATGATAGATTAGTTAATATAGTATCGGCTACATCTAATCTATCATTGGCACTTTTAATATTTCTATTTATATATTTTACATAATTTTCATGTATCATTAGGGGTATTATAACTTTATCATTTTCATAATATATACTACATCTATTCATATCAGTATAACTATATAATAATGATTTTGTTGCAAAAAATAGATTTTTATCAAGATCTTTCCTCTTTGATGATCCTAAATATTTTTTGATATTTTCTTCTTCTATCTTATCATTTTCAAAGATGTATTTTAATTCTTGTAATATAATTATTAATCTACCTATATCATACTGACTGTGATTAACTATAATATTTTTAGCAAAATCACTAATAAATATTTCCTCTTTTTTTGCTATATTATCTACTATATTAATTAAATTATCCTTGTTTAAATATGATATATGTAATACTTGCGATTTCTTCGTTAATTTTGTAAGTAATTTATAATGTTGGTCTCCTGATATTAATATAATAGGATACTTATACTGAACTTTATTCTCTTTTAGTAATTCTTCAACTATTTTTTTCTCATTTGTTGATGTAATTGATTCTAAATTATCTATTATTATAGCTATCTTACATCTTTTTTTTTGTTTAATTAATGATAATATATCTACAGATCTCAATGTATCAGATACATTATTATTTCTATTTTTATTTTTTAAACTAGAAAAATTTAAAGTTTTTATACTATATTTTTGTGATTTTAATAATACTTCTACCAAAGAAGTTTTTCCACATCCATGAGGACCCAAAATTAACATATTTGTACATACTTCACTTTTAAATTGGGGTCTCTTCTTCTTACTATCTTTTTTAGGGGTTTTAATATTTATTGATGTATATCTAATTTTTTCTTTCTCAAAATTGTTTAACCATGATATAATCTTGTTAGCGTTTATTTTATTACTTCCATTAAGATCCGAAAGTTTGCGGGGACGATATCTATCCAACCAAGAATTACTATCGGTATCTCTTTTGTATTCCTTTAACATATATTAATATTATACAAATATATATTAAAGTAATTATTCCTAATATATATCAATTTTATTATCATTAATCAAATATTGATTTATCAAAAGAATTACTATCAATATAATCATTCAAATATTCCATTATATCGTCTGTATTATTTTCAAATTCGTCAGATGATGTTTCAT